AGGTAGAGATACCATTGGATCCACTTATTGTGGACTTACTAAGGAAACTTTAATGGGAGTAGTATCACGTACAGCAGACTTATTTTACGCCTTTAGGTTTCTAAAGTTATTGGTTACGCCGTGGGACAAGACCGGTGCATTCGAGCAGGGTATTGTTGACGAGAATGGTAAGAGCCTTAAGAAGGCAAAGGAATTAACTACACCGCAAGAGAAAGAAGTTTTTACTGTATTTCATAGGTTAGTATTTAATATTAAGAGATTACTTAATAAAGTTCCTTTCGGTAAATCAAGGTTGGCTTCGTATGCAGCTGCTTTATTTCTAATTAAAGAGAATACTGATCTGACCGAAGACGAGATCAGAAAGGTATTAGAGGAAATTTTAGGAGACTTAGACGAGTCACTTAATGAGAGCTCATTCTATATTAAGAATGAAGTCCTTAATCCTGGTAGATATAAATTAACAGCTGAGATTGCAAGTACTACTACCGGTGAGATTATTGCAAACCCGGGTGACATGGTACAATGTGAATCACATAGTTCGCCATTCGGTAGAATTTTCGATACTCCAATATATGAAGTAACGCATTTAGCAACCAAACAAAAGCTGTACATAAGCAGTGGAGACATAAAGATATGAAAAATTTTAAGGATATGTGGGAAGACTCAGCGGCCAATTCAGTAGGTGCTGGTGGTGTTGATATGCCTGCAGACGTCCAACAAGCTAAGAAAAAGAAGAAGCCAGTATATGACGGCCGTACCAAAGCAGGTAGGAAGTTTGTAGAGAAGATGTTAGCTAGAAGAACAGCCAAAAAAGCGGCACAAGACCTTACTGCTCAGAAGAACAACATAGCATCGGTACAGATGAAAGAAGACCTTAAAGAAAAGGCCGACCAAGATACCGTCGATATGATATTAGCTAATCCTAAAATGAAAGATAAAACTCTTAAAGGTTTAGATCCTAAAGCTCGTAAAGAAGTAGAAGCTGCACTCAAGAAAGCTGATACTGCTAGACGTAAAGATTATAATGCATACCAGAAGTCAAAGCGTTAGTCTAATATGAATAAATTTATGAAACCTTTTATTGGTCTAAAAAACGCATTGCGTAAGTTTTGGATATGGATAAAATCATGGTTTCAAACCTTCCACACTGTTACAGTATCTTACAATGCTGTATATGGAGACGGAGACGACCAAGTCTTTAAAAACGTCCCAAAAATAATAACTGAGAAAGAGAAAATTCTAGTCTTCATAGATGAAGAAGGCCGAAGAGTGAAGTTCGCTGGCGCGGATGGATTGAATTATAAGATAGAGGAACAAGATTAATGAATCAATTATTGATAGGAATAATACTGATACTAGGCCTAGGCGGCTACTGGTTATACCAGGAAAACCAAATACTGGTATCTAATAATGCAGCACTTGAAGGTGCGGTAGCTGAACAACAAGCAGCAATGAGTGCTTTGAAAGAGTCGTTTGAAAAGCAAGGAAAAGCTTTGATTAATATGAACAGAGTAAACGCAGTGATTGAAGCTGAGAAGGCCGAATATTTATCTATATTCTCTAGGCATAATTTAGATATGCTGGCAATTAAAAAGCCAGGACTGATGGAAAATAGATTTAATAAAGGCAGTCAAAAAGTGATGGAGGGATTAGAAGATGATACTAAAAAATTATACAATATTAGCATTGATGCTGGCACTAACTAGTGGTTGTTCTTTACTAGGAACTAAAGAAGTAGAGATAATATCTAAGCCTATTGTAATAGAAATTATGCAACCGGATCTACCGAGACCAGTAGACTTAACTGCTCCTAATTGGTATGTAGTATCGGAAGCAAAGATTGCTAACCCATGTGTTAAGGTTGAAGATAAAAGACCTAAAGCATGTGCTAAAGAAGATACAGAAAATCCAGAATGGCCTGAAGGTTATACATACTTAGATAGGTTTATGGATGAGATGAAAGAACAGAATAATGGGGAGATTGTTTTCGTTGCTACTACTATAGGTGACTATAAAGTAATGGCCGAAGATATGCAAGAATTAAAAAGATATATTAATCAGCTGGGTGAGGTGATAGTCTATTATAGGAATGTGACAATAAATGATGAAAAAGCTGCAGCAGTTGAAATTAAATTGGAGAAATAGAATGGTCGTTAAGAAGACAGAAGAATTGACATTGTGGGAAAGGGCAGAAATAGCTGCTAAACTTTCGGCCATAGCTTATATGAATGAGACAGCTGCGACGGCCGCTGCAAAGAAACTCGGTATGTTACAGGTAACTCTGATTACTAATGACGGTGCTGAAGCACTGGTATGTAAGAATAGAGATTCTCTTTGGATTGCATTTAGAGGAACAGAACCTTCTAAGTTAAATGATGTAATGGCTGATCTTAATGTGATTAAGAATACTGCCAAGGCTGGTGGTAAAGTCCACGGTGGTTTCCAAAAAGAAGTCGATGATATTTGGATTCATATTGTAAAGATATTGGATCATAATGACCAACTAAAGGTGCGCAAAGATGTGTATATTACTGGGCATAGTTTGGGGGCTGCTATGGCTACCATTAGTGCCACACGTTATCAACCTAAAGAACTCTTCACTTTCGGTTCGCCAAGAGTCGGCGGAGTCCACTTCATCAAAAACATCAAATGCCCCCACTACAGATTTATGAATAACAATGACATCGTATGTAGAATCCCTCCTGCGTGGTTAGGTTTTAGACACCACGGCGAGATGATATACTTTGATTGTGATGGAATGAAAGCTACTGGTCCAACTTGGAGAGATTTCTTTAAGGGAGTCGGTCAATCATGGAAACGTTGGAAGTTCTTCGATGGTGTTGTAGACCACGGAATGCCTAACTATGTTAAAGCTATTAAGAAACTGGCAAAGGAGAAGTAATGTATTTCCTACTTATACTCTCGCTAAAATCTATCTTAGGTTCTGTGATAGGTTCATCATTCTACAATTGGTTCCAAGGCACAACAGGTGGTATCTGGTTCCAAAAACAAGTAGATAAATTCATGCAGCACTTTGCTGTAAAATATGATTTGGAACTGGCAAAGAAAGATGCCAAGTTCCGAAAACAATTTCCTTTGGTCGCCCAACGACTAGATGTATTAGAGGCCCTTTCGCACCCTAGCTGCGGCCTAGATGGATTTGATGATTACCCCCCACTGATCGACCGGATAGACGGTATTGAAGAGGATCTTACTACCCTATGGGAAGTAAACCTTACAGAAGTGACTAAGTATTTAAAGAAAAATAAATAAAATACTTGTTTACATTCCACTTGGAATGTGTTATAATATATACTATTAAACCGGAAGAACAATGAATGGGACAAACATAATGGATATCAATGTCACTAAACGTGATGGCTCTAAGCAAGAGTTTGATTTAGAGAAAGTACACAGAGTATTAGAGTGGGCTACTGTAGGTATTACAGGGGTTTCTATCTCCGAGATAGAACTCAAAGCTAATATACAGCTCTTTGATAAGATACCCGCGTATGATATACACGAGCTACTTATTAAATCTGCAGCAGAACTTATCTCAGAACACACACCAAATTATCAATTCGTAGCCGCTAGGTTGATTAACTATAAACTCCGTAAAGAAGTCTATGGTAAATATGAACCATGGGCGCTATATCAATTGGTTGTAGAGAATATTAGTCGTGATGTATATGATGCTGAAATTTTAGTAAACTACACTAAAGAAGAACTGGACGAGCTAGACAAGTATATTAAACACGAACGGGATGATACTTTCACCTATGCAGGCATGGAACAGTTTAGAGGTAAGTATTTAGTCCAAGACCGTAAGAACAAACTACATTACGAAACACCACAGATGCTATACATGCTAGTATCCGCTACGTTGTTTATGAACTACCCTAAAGAAACCCGATTAAAATATGTTAAGGATTATTATGATGCAATATCTCAGTTCTATATTTCGCTTCCTACGCCGATTATGGCTGGTGTACGGACGCCGACCCGTCAGTTTTCGAGTTGTGTTCTTATCGAATCTGGCGATAGTCTTGATTCTATTAACGCTACTGCCACCTCAATAGTAAAGTATATCAGTAAGAAGGCTGGTATCGGTATTGGTGCTGGCTCTATTAGAGCTGAAGGTTCTAAAGTCGGAGACGGATCTGTTGTACATACAGGCCTGATTCCATTCTTAAAATACTTCCAAGCGGCAGTTAAGTCTTGCAGTCAAGGTGGTGTTCGTGGTGGTGCAGCTACTGTATATCTACCAGTCTGGCATTATGAATTCGAGGACTTAGTTGTACTAAAGAACAATAAGGGTATTGAAGAAACTAGAGTCCGTCACATGGACTATGCATTCCAGTTTAATAAACTAATGTATGAGCGCTTACTTACTAATGGTAATATTACATTCTTTGATCCACATGATGTTCCTGGTCTATATGAGGCGTTCTTTGCAGATCAAGATAAGTTTAAAGAACTCTATGAGAGATATGAGAAAGTCCGTTCTATTAGAAAGAAAACATTACCTGCAGTAGAAGTGTTCTCTTCGTTCTTAACTGAAAGAAAAGATACTGGTCGTATCTACCTAATGAACGTAGACCATGCTAATGAACACGGTTCGTTTAAACCAGACCTTGCTCCAATTAGAATGAGTAATCTATGTTGTGAGATTGATTTACCTACATCGCCTCTGAATGACTATAACGATGAAGAAGGTGAAATCTCTCTGTGTACTCTATCAGCAATTAACTGGGGTTTAATTAATGACCCTAAAGACTTTGAGAAGTACTGTGATCTTGCTGTCCGTTCATTAGATGAATTACTAGACTATCAAGACTACCCTATTAAGGCAGCAGAGAAAGGAACAATGTCTCGTAGGCCTTTAGGTATCGGTATCATTAACCTTGCATATTTCCTAGCCAAACGTGGTATGAAGTATGACGAGTCTGCATTCGAGACAGTAGATGAATATGCAGAAGCATGGTCTTACTATCTTATTAAAGCCTCTGCTACATTAGCCGAAGAAAAAGGTACAATTTCTAAGAATAATGAGACAAAATATGGCTATGGAGTTCTTCCAATTGATACATATAAGAGTGCAGTAGATAATTTAATAGAGCATAATGAAAGATTACCCTGGGACTTGCTTCGAACTCAACTCAAAGCCACAGGCATCCGTAATTCGACTCTCATGGCTTTAATGCCAGCCGAAACATCTGCACAAATATCTAATAGTACGAATGGTATCGAACCACCTCGTGCGTTAGTTAGTTATAAACAAAGCAAGGACGGAGTGATGGCCCAGGTTGTACCTGGGTATCATCACCTAAAGAATAAGTATGACCTCCTATGGGATCAAAAGTCTCCGGATGGTTACTTAAAGATATGTGCTATACTCCAGAAGTATATCGACCAAGGCATATCGGTCAACACTTCTTATAACCCAGAACACTTTGAAGACAATAAGATCCCTATGTCAGAGATGATTAAGGATACAGTTACTGCGTATAAGTACGGATTAAAACAATTGTATTACTTTAACACCTTTGATGGTTCGGGTGAGATAACAGACGAGGCTACACACCACAGTTATGAAGGTGAAGCCGTGACCTATGATGAAGATGATTGCGAGAGTTGCAAAATATAAAAGGAATTGATAAATGGCAGTATTGAAAAAGAATAAAAAGTCTCATTTAGAAAAGAATATGTTTTTAGATGAAGGCGTTGACATTCAAAGATATGATGAACTAAAGTACCCACAGATAGATAAGATCGCTGATAAACAACTTGGATTCTTTTGGAGACCCGAAGAGGTAGATATTTCAAAAGATAAAAAGGACTTCGATTCTCTTACCGAACATGAGAAGCACATCTTTACTTCCAATCTTAAACGACAGATTGTGTTGGATAGTGTACAGGGCCGTGCTCCTAATCTTGCATTCTTACCCATTGCTTCGTTACCTGAAGTAGAGAACTGGATAGAAACTTGGTCATTCTTTGAGACTATCCACTCTAAAAGCTATACACATATTATCCGTAATATCTATCCATCACCCGGCGCTGTATTCGATGGTATACTAGACGTTAAAGAAATCAATTCATGTGCTGAATCTATCGGCAAATACTATGATGATTTGATTACGTGTAACCGCGGCCCTACAAATAAGATGGATCACAAACGTGCTATCTGGATGGCTATGATGAGCGCTAATGCCTTGGAAGGTGTAAGGTTCTATGTATCATTTGCATGTAGTTGGGCCTTTGCTGAATTAAAGAAGATGGAAGGTAATGCAAAGATTATTAAATTCATTGCACGAGACGAGAACACACACTTAGCTGCAACTAGTACCATGTTAAAACTTCTAGTAAAAGAAGATAAAGACTTTGCTAAGATTGCAAAAGAAATGGAAGACGCATCTATTAAACTATATGTTGATGTAATAGAACAAGAGAAATCATGGGCACAATACTTATTTAAGGATGGATCTATGATCGGCCTCAACGCAAGATTACTATCTGACTATATAGAATGGATAGGGTGCAAAAGAATGAGAGCAATAGGTTTACATTGTCCTTATACGGTAACCCAGATGAATCCATTACCATGGACTGAAAAGTGGATTGGTGGTGGTAATGTACAGGTAGCTCCTCAGGAAACAGAGATCACTTCTTATGTTACTGGTGGAGTTAAACAAGATGTAACTACAGAAACTATGGCAGGATTAAGTTTATGAATATAGAAATTTACAGTAAAGATAATTGTTCGTTTTGTGACTTGGCCATTGCCAAGGCTCATAAGTTGGTTATTGGGATCCCAGAAAACTCATATACGGTATTTAAAATGGGTCAGGACTTCGGTAGAGAGGAGTTAATAGAGAACTTCCCTGTAGCAAGAACCTTTCCTCAAATTAAAATCGACGGTATACCCATTGGTGGTTGGGCAGAGTTTAAAGATTTTGATATATCAGCCGCATGAATCATAAAATCGATTGCCAATTTTGTTATAAACTATCCTCTATACATATAGAAGACGAATGGGATACAGACGACAGATTCTGTCCCAACTGTGGAATGCAAGTAGAGATAGATGCATTTCCACATTATAACGATGAGGCTCAAAAACTAGATTATGACCAAGATCAATACGAGGAGTAACCCACCATGGCTCTACGAAGGTGTAGAATGGCAACCGCCAGAAGAATTCAGTCACGAAGACGTGTACGGTTTTGTTTATCTAATAACGAACCTGACCACACAAAGGAAATACATTGGAAAGAAGTTCTTTTGGAGCCAGAAGACACTACCCATAACAAAGACAAGAAAGAGGCGTAAGAAGTTAAAGGTTGAATCCGATTGGAGAACCTATTGGGGTTCAAATAAACACCTAGTAGCAGAGATAGAAGAGCACGGCACTGAAGGGTTTCATAGAGAGATGCTTCATTTATGTAAAGGTAAAGGTGAACTTGCCTATATGGAAGCTAAAGAACAGTTCGACAGGGATGTACTACTTACAGAGGATTACTATAACGGTATCATCGCATGTAGGATAGGCGGCAGAACAGTGAAGAATTTAGTTAAATAAGTGTTGACAAAGAGGGCTAAGTGTAGTATAATATACCTATTATGAACAATATAATACCATTTCCAACCGCACAGCGGCAAGAACAGATAGAGTCCGAAAGAAACTGGGCCTACGAAAACTACAGCGAAGAGTGTGTAGACACCTCTCAATTTGTTCTTATGATGCTGGAGGATTATTTTGCAGAAGAAGAATCTGCATTTGACGAGATGGATTTCAGGGAACCAGAGAATGAAGAATCACGGGATATGTACGTGATTGTAAATCTTATATCCTCAATGTTTATGAGATACGGTGGCCTTAATCATTTTCTCCAAGAGGATTTAGAGGCAATTTATAATAAAATAGAAGCGAGCAAAAATGATATTACTTGATTATAGTCAGATAGCACTTTCCAACATCATGGTGCAAAAATTAAATGATGAAGATATGATCCGTCATATGATACTAAACAGCATACGTATGTACAATAAGAGATACCGAAAAGAATATGGCCAGATGGTTATATGTGCCGATGGTATGAATACTTGGAGACGACAATACTTTCCTGAATACAAAGCTAATAGAAAGAAGGGCAGAGATGCAACTAGTCATATGGACTGGCCTGAAATCTTTCGTATCCTTTCTACAGTCCGAGAAGAACTCATGGAGAACTTCCCATACAAAGTATTGCATATGGAAGGCTGTGAGGCTGATGATATTATTGGTGCCCTTGCTATAAGAACACAAGAGTTCGGTCAAGGCGAACCAGTCATGATTATTTCATCTGATAAAGATTTCATTCAGTTGCAGAAGTATAACAACGTAAAACAGTTCTCGCCTATCCAAAAGAAAGCAGTGGTAGATAAGAACCCTAGAAACTATTTGTTTAATCACATTATGAGAGGCGACTCTGGAGATGGTATCCCAAATGTATTATCCAAAGATGCTACATTTATTACCGAAGGCTCTAGTCAAACTCCATTAAGACAGACAAGAGTTGATGATTGGTTAACACACAGTGATGACCTTAAAAGTCATATGCCCGAAGAAATATACCGTAACTACCAAAGAAACAAAACATTAATAGACCTAAATGAAATCCCAGATACTATCCAAGAATCTATTATAAATAAACATGACAGTCAAAAACTACCTATGAGAATGAAGGTATTAAACTATTTGATTAAAAAAAGATGTACTAACCTGATTGAATGCGTGGAGGAATTTTATAATGCGTAATTACCTAATCTCGGATATCCTTATCGGACAATCCAAAATACACAGCAAAGTCGACAAGATTGCTTATCTACAGAAAATGAATTCTGCACCACTTAGAGATATTCTAAGAATTAACTTTGATGATGATGTCATCTCTACGTTACCGCCCGGTGCACCTCCATATAAGAAAGATGATATGCCCGATGGCATGAACCACTCTACCCTTCAAAACCAGTTTAGAAAGTTTAAATATTTCTTTAAGGGTACATATACTAATATGAATCCTATTAAACGAGAAAGAATGTTTTTAGAGATTCTTGAAGCTATTCATCCCGATGATGCTCAAGTATTCATTGATGCTAAAGATAAAAACCTTAAGTATAAAGGGTTGACTAAGAAACTAGTTATGGATTCATTCCCTAACTTAATTCGTAAATAACTTAACTAACTTGGAGGGCCGCTTATAGACAAACCTTTATGATGATAGATTATCAATCAATTAACTCACATGGAGAAATATTATGCATGTACAAATTGAACGCCTCAAGAAAGATCAAAAAGAGGCAGTATACTATCAGAAAAAACTGAAACGCAAAGGAAAAGAAGTTCTAGCATATAAGATGCAAAAGAAAATAGAATTCCTGAATAGACATATTGAAGATATGAATATGGCGACAGTCGAAGGAAGGTAAGAGGGTTTCGGCCCTGGTCTACGCGGGGCCCTAATTAAATTATGGTAAAATATACTAAAGAAGAACTTGAATATTCCAAAAGAATCTTTAAGTCAGCAACACCTAAACATACCTTAGATTGGTATATCAAATGGGTAGCATCTGTATTTGTACTATGTGCAATGTCTATGAGAGGTATCGACGGTCTACAAATGTACGACCTGAGTTTCTCTGTAGTAGGTATTACATTATGGTTATGGGTATCTATTCTATGGCAAGATCGAGCTCTCATTATTCTAAATGGAGCTGGAATGCTACTATTACTAAGAAACATATTTACAGCATTAATTGGTTGACAAATGCACTACAGTGTGTTATAATATACCTATATTAAA